CACGCGCAACGGTGATGTGTCTGTCCAAGCCTTCAGCCCGTTCAACCCCACGGCAGCGTGGAGTGCAGCGACGTATGGCGGGAGTGGGTATTTTGATGGGAGCGGGGATTACCTCAACGGCCCATCAACCGGGCAGTTCGCGCCAACTGGCGACTTCACTATTTCAATGTGGATTTACCCCACATCGTTTGCGGCGTCTTTTTATGTTTTGGCGGGATCGTGGGCAGGTGCTGGCGCAGCGAACGAATGGCTGATTCAGTATGACAATACGGGGGCCATCCGATTCTTGACGACCACCGATAGCACATTTAGTGCTGCTGGCGTAATCAAATTAAACCAATGGCAATTTTTGTCTATTAGCCGTACTGGCAGCACGTTGACCGGCTATGTTAACGGTACGTCGTTCAGGTCGTACACATTAACCGGCACAGTTGGCTCTGCAACAAAGGTTGTTTATATCGGAGCGCAACAAGGTACGACTTGGCCGTATATAGGTTACATGGCTGACTTCCGTATGGTTGCTGGCTCGGCTGAGAGCGCAACGCCACCAACGGCTCCTGCGACGGCTATTAGCGGCACCAATATGCTGCTCAACTTCACCAACGCAGGCATCTACGACGCTACGTCCAAGAACGACCTTGAGACGGTGGGCAACGCGCAGATCAGCACGACGCAGAGCAAGTTCGGCGGGTCGTCGATGTATTTCGATGGGACGGGGGATTGGTTAGCGATTCCGTTTAGCCAAAACATTGTGTTTGGCTCTGGCGACTTTACTTGCGAATTTTGGGTGTACTTCAATACCGTTTCTGCAAGACAAGAAATTGTTTTCTTCGGAAATTCTGCGGGAACCAATGTTCCTTTGCTTGTTGAGTTAAATACCGCGTTTAAGATTAGGTTTTTGATTCAAACGTCTGGGGGTCAGATTTTTGTCGATAGCGCGGCAACGCCAACAGTAAATACTTGGACTCACGTTGCTTGCGTCAGATATGGTAGTACGGCGTACTTGTTTGTTAATGGAGTATCGCAAGGCTCGATATCCCCCGGAACTAACGCTTTGGTTAGCCAAACAACGCCTATGTATATAGGAATACAGACTGATTTAGCATCGGGGCCGTTAAACGGCTACATCGACGACCTTCGCATCACCAAAGGCATCGCCCGCTACACCAGCAACTTCACCCCGCCGACCACGGCGTTCCTGACCCTGTAAGGTGACATATGACTTTGTACAGTTTTAAGGGGCATTACCCCGTCGAGCAGATCGACAATAACAAGGGTTGGTACGAGGTGCCTGCCAAGCCGGAAGCGCCGGAAGGCAAAGAAGTCCGGTGGGAAAACGCTGAGTGGGTGGTGCGTGACCCGAAGCCAGAGGATCGTCCGGGTTTCCAATGGAACTGGAACCACGGCGAGATGGCTTGGGTAGAATGTGAGTACGTTGTGACGCTGCCAGAAAGCGATGTGCCGGAGATGGTTTTCGAGCCAACGCCCGAGACCGCTTCTGCTGCGGCAAGCAATGAGTTCGATATTACGATTGAGGGAGCGCCAATCTAATGGCTAACTGGAAAGTTTCGCACATTGAAGTGCAGGATGTTGGCGACCTAACTGGCGTCATTGTTAAGGCACGGTTCGAGGTGTCTGACAGCGACCAAGGGCGAAACGGGTTTGCCAACGGCGAGGTAACATTGCTTGCGCCAAACGCTGATGCCTTTACAGCCTTTGATGCCGTTCAGCACGATCAGGCTGTGGCATGGGTGAAGGAAGTCCTCGGCGAGGCTGTGGCTGCGTATGAAGCGCAGGTCAAGAAGCAGATCGACAGCCAGCCGGTGCCGAAGACGGAAGTAAAATTGCCTTGGATGCCGAAGTCGGAACTTCCGGTTCCGAAGCGATAACGGAGTAAATCATGGCTGACTCACGCGCTGCTGAAGTCCTCGAGGGTTACGATCGTCTCAAAGGCGCGCGTGGCACATGGGAAAACCATTGGCAGGAAGTCGCCGAGCGCGTATGGCCGACGATGGCCGAGATGACAGGCTGGCGCACACCGGGCGAGAAGCGATCGGAAAAGATCTTCGACTCGACTGCCCAGCGCGCTCTGCCGCGATTCGCTGCTGCGATGGATTCGATGCTGACCCCAGCGACCCAGTTGTGGCACGGGCTGCGTACTGGTATCCCCGAGCTGGACGATGACGTAGCGGTGCAACGCTGGTGCGATGCCGTGCGCGACATCATGTTCCGCCAGCGGTATGCCCCATCGGCTAACTTTGCCTCGCAGGCTTTCGAGTGCTACATGAGCCTCGGCGCATTCGGCACATCGGCGCTGTTTGTCGATGAGATCCCGGGCGTCACGCTGCGTTACAGAGCCGTCGCTATGTCCGAATTGGTGATCGATCTTGATCACACCGGGCGCGTGGATACGGTCTATCGCTCGTTCCAGTTGTCTGCGCGCCAAGCGATCCAGATCCCGGGGTGGGCTGGAAAGCTGCCCCGCGGCATTGTCGAGCAGGCCAAGAGCGCGCCGAACACGATGTTCGAGTTTGTACATTGCGTTCGCCCGAACACGGATTACAAGGAAGGCATGGCCGGGCAGGATGGGATGCGCTATCTGTCGCGCTACGTCTCCCGCGAGGGGCAGGTGCTGCTCGAGGACAGCGGTTTCCGTTCGATGCCGTATGCGGTCGGTCGGTATGTCACCGGCCCGCGTGAGATTTATGGGCGTTCTCCTGCGATGGAGGCTCTGGCCGACATCAAGTCCCTGCAAGAGATGGAAAAGACCATGCTCCGTATGGCGCACCGCATGGTTGATCCGCCGCTCATCCTGACGGAAGAGGGAGCCTTGAACGCTTTCTCTGTGCGCCCCAATGCGCTGAACTACGGATACCTGCGTGACGACGGTACGCCGCTGGTGCAGCCTCTGATGACGGGCGGCAACTTGCCGATCGGTATCGAGATGGCCGATCAAAAGCGCCGAGCTGTGAACGATTCGTTCTTGGTGACGCTGTTCCAGATCCTTGTTGAGAGCCCGCGCACAATGACTGCGACCGAGGTTCTCCAGCGCGCGCAAGAGAAGGGCGCTCTGCTTGGGCCGACGATGGGTCGCCAACAATCAGAGTTCTTGGGGCCGATCATTGACCGCGAGCTTGACCTGCTCTCGGCGAGCTTTGCGCTGCCGGAACCGCCGCCTGCCCTGCTTGATTACTTGTCATCTGGTGGCGAGATCTATCCGAAGTATCAGGGGCCGCTGGCTCGCCTGATGAAGACCGAAGAGGCTGCGGGCATCCTGCGCACGATTGAGGCCATGCTGCCGGTTGCGCAAGTATCTGGCGATATGTCCGTCTTGCGTCGCATCAATGCGGATGAGGCCATCAAACTGATTGCCGAGGCCAATGGTGTGCCTGCCAAGGCGCTGCGCACCGATGAGGAACTCGAGGGCATGGACGCTGCCGAGGCACAGGCCGAGCAGACCCAAGCCCTGCTAGCTGCCGCTCCGATCGCTGGGCAGGCCGCTGAACGATTTGCCAAGGCCGAACAGATTGCGGCATCGGCTCCGCGTAGAGCTATCCCGGGAGTGTGACGATGGATGCGCAGATGATGTTCAACATTCTGGTCGGCGCGTCTGGCTTTATGGTCGGCTGGATTCTGAACAGCATCAGCCGTTCAATCGAGAAGCTCGACCGGGATGTGCGCAATCTGCCGCATATGTACGTCACCAAGGCTGACTATCGGGACGATGTGCAGCACATTCGCCGAACCCTTGACGACATTTTCAACCTGATCAACCAGCTCTCGACCACCAAAGCGGATAAGTAGCATGGATCTTTTTGAGATCTTTACTCGAGCATGGCCCGTCATTCTTGCGCTGATTACGCTGATCATTGTGCTGTCGAAGCTAGATCTGCGTGTCGCTGTCCTTGAGGACAAGATGAAGACCCTATTCGACCTGCTGAACAAGAAGGCCGATAAATGAATATGCAGAAAATTGTGGATATGCTGTTCCCGGTTCTGTTGGCCGCGGTCGGCTGGCTTCTGACCGAGATTGCCTCGTTTAACAATCGGCTGATCGCTATTGAGAGCAAGATCCCAATTTTGATCACCGAGGACGGGGTGCCGACCGACAGCCCAATTAGCGCGTCTCGGCGGCAGCAACTGAAAGACGAGATCATGGACGATATCCATGATTTGCAAGTGCGAACCAAACTGCTCGAGGAGCGCGCCAAATGATGACAATGCTCTCAACCTTTCTGTCGTTCCTTGCTGGCGGCCTCCCGAAGATTCTCGACTTCTTCCAAGATAAGCAAGACAAGTCGCATGAGCTTTCGATCCTGCGCATCCAGAAGGAGAAAGAGCTTGAGATGGCGGCCAAGGGGTTTGCCTCGCAGGAGCGGGTTGAAGAGATCAAATCCGAGCAGGTAGCCATGCAGACACAGGCGCAGGAGCGGTCAGCTCTGTACGCCCACGACATGGAAATTGGCAAAGGTGCCAGCCAATGGATCATCAACCTGCGGGCCTCGGTTAGACCTGTAGTGACTTATATCTTTGTGCTGGAACTTGTTGTTTTGAATGCAACTGGTGTATGGTACGCATATAGCACCGGCATCCCGTTTGCCGTGGCTATGGAAAATGTGTTC